TTTATGCGATAAAAATGACTTTCTAAAACCTTTACAGAAAAACTTTTGGTTGGTGCATGATGTATCTTCTAAACGGCTAAAAGTTCTAAAGTCTTTAGAAGTTATTTACCCTGATACTAAAATTACTCTTAATAACTTTTTAAGCGTTGTAAAAGTCTATGAGGCGGCTACGACTATGATTGGGCAAGACCCTTTAGAAAATGGCAAAACTATGGGGCTTTCCTCCTATGGAATTTACGATGAGAACTATAAACTCTTTCATGACTCCGTTGCAAGGGCTGAACTATTTACCGATTCTTACCCCGTTTGTTTCTTTGAAAAAGAAGACAAAATAACTAAAGATGTTAATAGCCAAAACTACTTAGAGTACGCAAATATGGCTAAACAAGTTCAAATCGATACCCAAGAAGCAGTTTTAGAGTTGATTAAATATCATGTAGAGAAAACTGGAGTCCGTAATGTTTGCCTCGTTGGCGGTTATGGATTGAATGTAGTGGCTAATAACTTCTATCTGAAAAACTTAAAAGATGTTACTTTTTATTTTGAACCAGTAGCCGATGATACAGGAGTCCCTATAGGGGCGGCTATGATGAAATATGTTTTAGAAACGGGCAAGAAGCCTGAAAAGTCTAAGGATAACTTTTTTCATTTTTACGACTTAGATCTTAGAACTTTTGGTGAAAGAGTGCCAAATATAGAACACTTAGTAGACTTGTTAATCAATCAAAAGAGTTTAGCCATTTTCGATGGCAGTCCCGAGGCTGGTCCAAGGGCGTTAGGGCATAGGTCAATTCTTTTCGACCCAAGAAATAAGGATTGTAAGGCCGTCGTTAATAAAATTAAGAAAAGGGAGTGGTATAGACCTTTCGCAGGAGTGATATTAGAGTCAGAATTCGATAAGTATTTCGTTACTTTAGGTCTTGCTTCATCAGAATATATGACGATAAACTTTGATGCAAAAGAGTCTGCAATAAGCCTTGTGCCCGGAATTATTCATGTAGATAATACAAGCAGAATACAAACAGTCAAAAAAGGCTTTTTATTCGACTTACTTCAAGGCTTTTATGAAAAAACAGGGTGCCCTATGTTACTTAATACAAGTTTCAATCTTGCTGGAGAGCCTTTAGTTCAAACTAAAGACGAGGCGATACAAACTTTGAACAGAAGTACCCTTGATGCGGTATATTTTGTTGATACGAAAACTATAGTAGAAAGAGATACAAATGAGAGTATTTAAGGGCGTTACAGATAACTGGGGATTAGCAATTCAATTCCATAGTTGGGATAAAAGTCTTACTATTCAATTCCTACGCTTTTATATTATTTTTGTGGCGCATAAATGGTGGAAGCATTAGTCATCAAAAGGTCTTTCTCTAAAGAGGATGTTAGTATCGTTTTGTTCTAAAAGTAAGTCGAATAACTCATCAGGGTCTAAGGGTCTTACTTTCGGTCCTCTAAAATAGATATAAGCGGCGAACATAAAAGCCGCGAAAGCAAAACTAAAGGCAAAGAAACTTAAAATCAATGCAACCCAAGCGACCATTATTCAAATCCATGCTCTTCAGTGACGAAGCCATTTTCTCGGTCTAGTAATACATAGTCAAATTGGGCTACTGCGAACTTAGATTTAATCGTTTCAAGTACTGCCTTTTGATTAAGCACTCCACAAGTATAGAGGTCGAATTGCAGAATAGCAGGAGATGGTTCGTCCCAAATATGAAAGGCAATGTGGCTAGTTTCAATCATAACTATAGCAGTTAGGCCTCGATTGCCTTCTACATCTACATAAGAGGCAAAAGGCCCTTTGATAATCTTCATATCTATTGCTTTAACTAATTCAGTTAAAAATTCAATAGCCTCGTCTTCAGACTTAATTGGATTATTGACTTTGGCGTTTATTAGTAAGTGCTTATGAAATATCATGTACTCTCCTTTTCAAAGTCTTTCTTTTTCCATATATTTTTTTTATACCAATTATGTGGGTCATTGGCTCTCTCCGCTACTCGTTCGTCCCAAAAATTGCTATCATATTTTCTATCAGAACTTTCCCAGTTCTCTCTTGCAAACGGTATTATTTGATACATCGGAGTTCCTTTAGGTATTAAACCTGTAAAACCTGCTTTAAGATAAAAAGGAAGATTGCCGAAAGGCACATGTTGAAATTCATCATACTCAATAACGCCTGAAAAAGTATAAAAGGGTAAATCTATCCGATTTAACGGGTGAACGACTAACCCTGAAAAATTGGGAGGAAACTCTGCTGACCATATCGCACTCCAAATAAATTGGTAGTGTAAATATCCGGGCATTTCAGGTAAATGATTTGGTTCTCTTAAGTTAATCATAACAGTTTCATGCGGCGCATCGATAGTTATTCCATCGACGGTTTCGCGAACATAAATATCAGCCCAAGTTTTTTGTATATAACCGAGAGTTAAGGAGTCTAAAAAAGGAGGACAGGATTTTATATTCGGATTAGAGCGGTCAGGCATTATTTGTTTATACCAATCAGGGATAACTGTTTTGGCAGGTACTGGGGATTCAATAATGTCTTGCACTTGCTGACTTGCAGGAATAAACTCTATTTTCATTTATTCACCAGTTTATTGGCTTTAGCCGTATCTCTTTCAGTTTGTAACTCTGAGAATGTCCTGCGCTGCATTTTTTTATTGAAATGCTTAATGTTATTAGCAGGTATGCCTATCCTCGTTGTAGGTAAAGTAATCGCAAGTAAATCTGAGGCTTCTTGATTCATATACCCAGCGTCTAAAATAGCAGCGTCGTCAGGGAATACATCAGCATGACGGTCTTTATCTTTATCTACTAAATGGTCTTCTTTACCGCCCATCGAGTATAAATAACGAAAGTTATCAGGGCAGTTAGGTTCAACCATACGCTTAAAACGACTTACTTCTTTTGTATAGGCATAGAAAGTAACTTCTGGTGTTTGTCTGGCAATATCTAACCAAGCCTCTAAATACTCATCGCTAAAAAAGTCTCCAGCATCGTGAATACGAATATGTTTACCTTTCATCTTTTTATGCTGGACTTCAGAAAGCATTTGAGCCTTCCAGTCTTCAAGATGATAAAGAACATACTCTAGGTTTTGAATATGACGACCTCTCACATTGCTAAATAAGTAAGTTCCATTGCGGGCATAACAAAATGAGGCACAAGCGCCTGCCGCAGGGCAAACATTAAAATTAGTTCCGTCAGTTAACTTAACTGCGAAAGCAGGCAAACTCCAATTAAAGATTCCATCAGGGCGAAGTTCGCTATTCTGCGATAATAGTTTTTTGAGCATTAAGTTCGGTCTCCGTCCAAACAGTTTTGGTGCCCCCATCATAAGACTTTGCGAGACCTTTTTCAATTAAGGCCTTGTTAAAACTACTATTATCAGGAAAGAATAACTCGCCTAGGATACGGCCGTACTTGTCAGGCTTAGTCGTTTTAATCTTAAAAGATTTGCCTTCTAAAGCAACCTTTACGAACTCTTTAGTCTGCTTTCCTAAGTTCGTATTCTTTTCTGCGGTATCGATTCCTGCTAATCTAACGCGGGTCTTATAGTGTAAAGAAAAGCCCAAGTCAATAGCAATATCTATCGTATCGCCATCAACAACCTTTTCAACTTTTGCTAAATACTCAAACATATACGCCTCTTTTCTGAGGTGGATAGACTATCAGCATTTATGCCCTACACTGTAAGACATGGAGAAGGCAATTATCAAAGAACTAGAACGCGCATTAAGACAGGCGCGAGATAAGATGCTTTCCTATACAGATGAAGAGTTATTACAAGTTAGAAATCTTATTGCGGCGGCTACTCATGCAACTTCCTTAGAAGTTTATAGTCGAGAGTTAGAAGCAATGAAAGCAAAGACTCCTGAATTGGTGTAAGTCTTGGACGACAAATATCCGCTATTTGATGGCTCGCAATTATGCGCTCAAACTGACCCTGAAATTTGGTTCCCAACCGCTGTTAATCAAACAGGAAAGACGGCTAAGGCTTTATGTCGTAAATGCCCTTGGATTCAAGAATGCTTAATGTATTCACTTCATCACGATTTACAAGGTATTTGGGGTGCTACAACTGAACGCGAGCGGCGAGGATTAAGGAAGAAACACGGCATTAAGGCTCAACCTATGTACTTAGATAATTTAGTTAAACCCCCTTCTAGAGAAACAACAATGGACTATTAAGAGATATACTGACCTAATTAGAAAGAGGGCTCATGGACGACTTTGAACATTTTTACCAAGACGACCTTGGACCACTCTTTGAATTGGCTACCGCTTTGCACCAAATGTATATAAACTTACGCAAGGCAGGATTTAATGAACAGCAAGCACTTTACCTAACTAGTAAAATGGTTTGCAAAGCAGAGGATAGCGATATCCAGATTGAAGGCGAGTAATGGCACCACGCCCTGACTTAAAAGAAATTGGAACCACTGGTCTCCGTCGCACAGGCGGAACAGTTTATGAAGAATTTCTAGTATCGCTTCGCGGTCGCCGTGGCTCAAGAGTTTATCGTGAAATGTCCGAGAATGACCCAGTTATTGGCTCAATTCTTTACGCAATCGAAAAGATTGTTCTGCGCCTTGAATGGCGTATTGAAAATTCTAGCGAAGAACAAGTAGATAGAGATGCCGCGGAATTTATTGAAACCTGTCTTTATGATATGAGCGATAGTTGGGAGCAAACGCTTTCATCTATTCTATCTATGTTAGTTTATGGCTATGCTTTTAACGAAATAGTTTACAAAATACGCGGAGGCATGGACCAAAAAGACCCATCTAAGCGAAGTAAGTTTAACGATAATAAAATCGGTTGGCGTAAATGGCCTATCCGCTCTCAAGAAACTCTTAATAACTGGATGTTTGACCCTGAAGGCGGAATTCAAGGCTTTGAACAAATGGACCCTTATGGCGCAGGATTACATAGAATTCCTATCGACAAGGCTTTGTTATTTAGAACTACTACTAACAAGAATAATCCTGAAGGAAAATCTTTACTAAGAACTGCTTACCGCCCTTGGTATTTCAAGCGCCGTATTGAAGAGATTGAAGCAATTGGTATTGAAAGAGATTTAGCAGGATTACCTATTGCATATATTCCACCTGATTACTTATCCTCAACAGCGAGCGCAGACCAAGCCGCTGTTAGAGAATCTATTGTAAGCATTGTACAAAATGTAAAACGAAACGAACAAGAAGGAATTGTATTCCCACTTGTATATGACGATAAAGGCAACAAGATGTTCGACCTTCAATTGTTATCTGCTGGCGGTTCGAGACAATTCGATACAGATAAAGTAATTGGCCGATACGACCAACGTATTGCTATGAGCGTTCTATCTGACTTTATTCTTCTAGGGCATGAGCGCACAGGCTCATTTGCTTTAGGCAGTTCAAAGATTGACCTTTGGACTATGGCGGTTGAAGCAATTTGTAAATCAATCGCTGAAGTTGTTAACCAACACGCAATTCCGCGCCTATTAAAACTTAACGGCATGAAGGTTGGAA